CTAAGACTTCCGCTGAAAATCAACACGAAAGTTTTCAATGTTCCGTTAATGAAATTGTAGTCAACATATTAAAAAAATTCCATATGCGCATTTCTGCGTCATATTTGAAAAAACTATGTTTCGTACAATCATTAACGCAGAGATACCTCATACATCTGGCTCCTCCCAAATGGGAGTACCAACCTGCCGACTACTGACAGGATTTGTTTCACAATCACCAAGCAAGTACCTCCCTACGTATAGATCATATTGATCCATATACGTGGGCAATTCCCCATCGAAGTGATGTAATAGACCGGCTTCTTCACAGAGGAGTTTCATTTTCTCAACTCTGTCATTATATATTTCCTCGCCGAAAAGGAAATATTCTGTTAGCACACTATTTATACACTCCACACTGTGCTCAGCTGGTGTTAGCAATTTGCTTTTCAAATTGCAATGTAACGTTTTATATAAGGACGCCTCCTCTAATGGACCAAAATATAGGTTCATTTCCTCATTCCAAACCATGCGCCTCTTTAGAAACGTACATTCAGATACGTGAATATATGGTATCGACTCTGCACCCTTTTCTGCCATGGTATAAGTTACACCATAGCTTGCCATAGCCTCTGCTATAGTTGTGTGATTAAAACCTGGTTTGTGTTCGGATATTGACATGATATTGTCATCTCCATAACACATTAATGCTACATGATCATGAAAATCATCATGTGGGTCGTATTCATATATATGATAATAAGCACATCTAATGTATAGGGAATTAGCGAAGCTGTTAATAAAAACAGTTAGAGGGTGACCGGAAGGGTTGGACCCGTTTATCTGGATGAATTCACCATTATATTCGTAAACGGGGTAACAAATTTCAGTGGCAATACCTTGCATGATTTTAATTTGATCCTCCGAATATCCCGCTTTCTTTGCCAAATTTATGAAAATCTGGAAAGCTGCTAAAGTCAAAGATGGCGGCATGGTTGTATCATAATCTTTATAATCACCTGCTACCATTCTATCCTCACCGAATTGAGTAACGTGTTGCGTAAATTTGGTCCACTCAGGACCATGAGCATTAAT